TGCGAGAAGCCGGCAGGCTCGTGCTTACTCACCGACTCAAATTTTCCGGACCCTTAGCTCAGTTGGTTAGAGCGTTTCCTTGACATGGAAGAGGTCACTGGTTCGAGTCCAGTAGGGTCCACCATTTCTGTAAGTTGCTTAAAAACAGCTAAATAAGTAAAACAGAAAAGGCAGAAATGGCTCAACTGGCAACGTAACTGGCAACGTGTCCAACGAAGTTTGCTAAGGTTCACTAAAGAAAACTTGGAGCTGAGACCCTTCACGTTCTCGTCTCGGATTCTGAGCGATAATCTCAGCTGCTAACCTTCTGGCGGGCTTCATGGCGGGCCGTCTCGCTGCGCTGGCGAGGTTGTGTGCAGTTGGGCTCGGTTCGTCTCCGTGCCTTCCCCTGAAGGAGGCGATGGTCCACGCGACGTAGTGCGACTGGTCAGCCGTCAATCTGTTCGGCGAACAAAAAAGGGAGCCAGCGGGTTTTACTCCACTGGCTCCCGACTGATCGCTAACCGCAAAGGCACGAGGGAACTACTCTCGTGTGACGTGAAGGGAAATTGAGAAACCCTCACGAAATTGGATGAAGCTATCGAAAGATCCTTTGCGCGGGGTGCGGATGAAGGCTGCTCAGCCCGCCTAGCCCGCTTGAACTACGGCGGCCGTGGAGACCGCCCAGAGGCTCATCGTCATCTCCGCCACAGACCGCAACCAACAGCTGCTGCCGTTTCCTCGTCAGCTCGTACAGCAGCGACACGGCGTCCACCTGATCGTCGTGCGGTGAGCCAGGAAAGTCAGCGAGCTCGTTTACGAAGGCTTCGGTCCATGGCCCGCGCACGATAAAGAATTTGCCCGACTCGATCAGGGAGGCCCAGCCGGTCATCCTGATTTCCTTGGAGGTATGAACTTTCATCGGCTTCACCGCCGCCTCTCCCGCAAGTTCAGCGCGTAGCTCTTCCGCCGCGATTTGAAATGCGCTGACTGCCTCAACGCCGATCCTGCCCTTCTCCGACCGCGCCAGTGCTGCAATCAGCGGCTTCTGGGCTGCCCAGCTGCGCCGACCGCGGTTCACGTCGACCAGATAAAAGTTTTTGTCCACATCGCATCCGCCGCGGGCGCCAACGCTGTAGTCGTGGTTCACTGACGTTCCGACTGCCAAATCCCAAGCACGCTCAAGCTTTATGTCGGTTGGCAACTGCCCGGCGTCAATGTATCGGATTCTGGATACATCCACGAGTGCGCCGCCCGGTGGGGTTGCGTGGCCCATGTATAAAGACTCCCAGTCGCGGCGCAGTAGCTGACCGCGCTTCCGTTCAAGTAGCTCCCGCGGCCACCGCTCCGGCCATAAGGGCTCCCCGATTGGTCGGTCAAGGGCGTCGTTCTCCTCAGCGTAGGCTGGCAGGTTCAAAAGCTCGAAATCGCCTTTTTTTGACTGCGCAATGAACCGGCCAACGGGGTCATCCGGAGCCCAGCGGGTCATCGTGATGACCACAACGCCGTTCGGGCTCAGGCGGGTCAAGGCTGTGGAAGTTAGCCAATCCCAGACACCATTCCGTATGGTCATCGAGTCCGCTTCCTTACGGTCCTTCAGCAAATCATCACAAATGAGAACGTCGCACCCGCGGCCTGTAGTTCCGGAGCCAATACCGACCGCGAGATACGAGCCGCCCTGCAAGGTGCGGAACTCGTTTTGTCGATCAAGGCTGGTATCGATTACCTGGGGGAAAAGTTGTGCGTACTTTGCCGAGCGTAGAACGGCCTTCGTGTCCTGCGCGAATTTACCCGCCAACCCTTCACTGTATGCTGCTTGAATTATCTGGAGCTTGGGATTGCGGGTCAAAGCCCAGGCGGGAAAGGCCACGCTGCATATCTGACTTTTACCGTGGCGCGGAGGCGCGACAACGATCAGCGCACGGATCTTCCGCTCAAAACATTGCTCAACCTTTTGGGCGATCAGTTCATGTACTGGCGCGGCCTTGTAACCTTCAAACATTGTTTCGGCAAATCCGGCCAGCGAATCGCGGCAGACCAGTCGCAGGGCGTCGTTATCAGTGATGTCTTTCGTGTTACTCATGTGCGGCCGCCTCCTCGATAATTGCCGTTGTGGCGGTTACATTGGTTTCGGCTTCAGGCGTGACCCCGGGTCGCTGATTCATACGCTCAAGGTGGCGACGCAAGATTTCCCTGGAGGTTGCCGCGTCAAATGCCTCAACATTGGCGGACTCAATCGGGCCGCCGTTCGGACCGGACAGCTCAAGCTTAGCGGGACCGTCGAGGCCGAGTAGCTTTGAACGTCTCTCTAAAATGCTTAAAATCGAAGCGATGAATTTCGGGTCTTTCTTCGAATCTGCGAAAGCCCGCCATGCCTCCGACCGCAAAAGTTTTAGCTCCGCCAGACACTCGGACTTTTCGTCAGCGAACGCCGCGACTGCGCGGGCCTTCCACTCAGATTTTAGACGCGCCAAGTCATAGCCCAACTGCGACCGTGAGATTCGATAACCGCGCTTTGCCGCCAGAGTTGTGATGATCTCGGCACGCGAGATCCCCTTAAGGGCGAGCGTCTCTACCTCGCAAAGGTCTGCGGCTCTCTGTAGTTTGGTTCGTTTCTGGCCTCGTTTCATAAGTGTTGTGTGGGTGTTTGTTAACTACCGCTTCAGCATCGGCCAAAGCTTGGCTCCGGCGAATAGATCGGTTTCGGCAAAATCGACCGCTCGGTCGAAATGGGATTTGATTGAGAGCTGTGCTAGTTCTTTGAGGCTCTCGACGCTCAGGCTTTCGACAAACTCTTGGGAGTGGCCGATGCAGAGGCCGACAAGCGCCACTGTGTTGCCGGTGGCAGCGTAACCGATCCACGCGGAGAGCGATAAAACCGGCAAATCAAGGACCGACACGAAGCCCGTTCTGCCGTCTTTAAATTTTACGATTAGGTCGTTCATTATATTATCTCCGTTAGGTTATATACAGAGACCGATCCCGGGACCGGTCTCTGTGTTATAATGGACGATCAGGTTATGCGGCGTAGCCTATGCCGATCGCCGCAGCCTTAGTGGCGGAAAGCGCCTCCATCGGGGCGAACGCCCTTCTGAAGCTGGCGACGATCGCTGTCTGTTGCGTCTTCACGTCGCGAAAATTCTCCAGGAGGAACCCGCGACGCACTCCGCTTATCCACGCAGGTTTGTATAGGAGCACGATCGAACCTTTCGAGGTAACGGTATTGTCAAAAACCCCGAGCGCGTTTAAGTCCTCTCTGACGCGAGCACTTGAAATAATATCTATCCCGAAGATATTTGGCGCGAGGCCAGTCAAGATTCGGGCGTTCGCCGTCGACCCTGCTTTCTCCGCTGTGAGAACCTCTGGTACGAGAATAAGGTCGTTCAGCGCATTAGGCCCTACGACAAGCAACAGCTGCTTCGGATCAAGCCCCCAACGACCGAGCGCCTTGCGGAGAGCTGAGATGTTGGCGGTAGAGATACCTCCCGTGGCGAAGGAGACCTTCAGCGACGCCTGGGCGAGTGCAAGTTTGCGAATTCCGTCAAAGGCCCGCACCTGAGAATCAGCGGCCGTACCAGCATCTTGGTTGCCGGTCAAATCGCCGTTCAGGACAGCGTCTTCTAGGCTGTCAGCCGCGGCAGAGCCGAGCAGCTGGGTCAGCATGGGCAAGACTGCCACGATTGAGTCTTCCTCGCTCTCATAGCTGAAATTTACCTGCGCGATAAGTTTAGCTGCGGTCAGCGTGAGCTTGGCAGTGCCGGGAGACCCTTCGGTCGTGGCAGTCGCCTCCGAGCCAAGTCGGAACGTCGGGCGCGTCGAAGAAATTGGGTAGTTGAAGGGGTTACTCGGCATCTGGACTTCGCCCGCGATCAACGCCTGCGCGAGCTGAGACTCCAAATACATCCGTTGCAGGAGCGTCGTTGAAAGGTCGGTGGCGAGGAGTTCGGCACCAGAACCGGCACCGCTGGTCGTGAGAGCTTTTTGGCCTTCGTTCTCAATGCGCTTGGTAAACTTCGCGCCAGCAGCCACCGCTTTCTTGAGAATGCTTTCGGGGATGCCATCGTTGATTACCTGTTCGGGGATTTCGTTGGCATAACTGCGGCCCTTCGTCATCGCATTGAGCAACTGCTTATGCGCAACGCTCAGGTTGCCAGAGCGGTGAGAGATGGGGAACTCGATTTCGGCCGGTTCGTCGCGTTTGAGCGACTTAGGCAGTGATTCGTTTACGGTTTCGCGTATGATTTTGGTGAGTTCTTCGGCCGTCATTGCGACGTCCTCGGACTCGGAGAGATTCGATTTCATATTGATTCGAAAATTGTTTCTAACGTTTAGTGTCGGACCTCGCGTTCGGACTCCTCGGCTACTCCCCTTGGGTTTGGCGTCTTAGTTCAATCGGTCGGTTCCTTAAATAACCGTTCCTGACGAATATTTCGAATCTGTCCATTTATACCTCGAAAAATCTTACGCAGGCGGTTTTCAGAGGTGAAATTGACGTTTTCCGACTCCGGAACCGGCACCCTCCGCCATTTCGGAGCTGGCTTTTTTGCGCTGCTCAGTCGCCTCCATAGGTCGCCAAGAATGTATCTATCGGTCCACTACGAGTCCCTGTCGTGTCGGACCGCACCAACAGGGCAAACCTCCGGCTACAGGTAACGACGTGAGCGGGACCGACAACGCGGTCCGGGCTCCTGAGCTCGTGGTTACTGGCAAAAATCAGTCCTTCATGTCGATGACTTCGGGGAGTCCGGTGTGATGCGATTCTTTGCAGACGATGTAACGCTTCTCGCCGTTCCACATTTCGTCCAAGTTGACCTCGAAGGGATCGCGGTGGCCGGGGCGCATGACTTTCGTCAGCTTCACAGCCGCAGCCTTCACGAGCACGAACGCCATCGCTTCAGTCGAGTAACCGTCCTCGATAACAACGTCCGCACGCACGCGGCCATCGGGGCGCTTGTCGAAGTACCAACTCCACGGATACGGCCTGCCGCCGCGTCCCGTGTGACCGTTGCGGGCCATCAAATAATCGGAGGCGCTGATCTTCTGCGCCAGCAGCTCGAAAGAGCCAACGACTTTGCCCTTTGCCGACCACCACCGCTTCATTACGGCGTCGCGAACAGGAGCACCACGCGGGATTTTCATGTCGGGCAGTTCGTGTTTCACGATCGCTGTGAGCTGAGGCCAGGGAAAGTCATGGCCGCTTGAGTCGTCCTCGGTCTTCAAACTGAAGCCGGCTTGCGTCTCCGCCGTGCCTACCGGCCCAACCGTTCGCATTGGCGCTGTTCTGTCGGGACGGGAATGCAGAGACCCGCGCTCGTTTGCTGCCGCCTCCTTTTGGGCGATCGCTTCGCACTCCGCCTGCTCTTCGTGCTCCGCCTGATCGGACGCGGAGGCTCTGCCAGAAAATGACGCTGCCGGAACTGACGGCTGCGAAGTTCCGTCTATATCCTGAAAGGATATAGACTTGTTTGGTCTACTCAGTGTTTTGTTATATCCTTGTTTAGTAGTAGGGGCTTTCGAGGAAGTGGGTAACCCACTTGTATGAAACCGCAAAGTGGCATCGTACTCTTCAGTCTCCTCTGTTTTCCGGAAAATGATGTAGTCCCAACGAGTCACTTTGCCTTCGCCGTCACGGATGATGACGCGGCGGAGGTAGTTGGCGGCGATTAGTTCGTTGAGCGTGTTCCGGATCGACGTGTGCTTGTCTGTGCCGACTGTGACGAGATGCTCAAGACGCACCATCCAATCGACCGGACGGCCCCACAGGTACGCGAACAGCCCTTTCGCTTGAAAGGAGATTGAGGTGTCATTCATCACCGAGTTATCGACGACCGTGTACGGATCTTTGCCGTACTTTTGGAGCGATCCGGGAGCTAGATTTTCGTATTTCATGCGGGTTCAATTCAGGTTCGGTCAAGTGGATTTTAGGCTGCCGGTTTGGTAACCACCCCGTCGCGTGTGATTAGATCCAAGACGCTTTGCAGGTGAATCAGGCGAACGCCACGGGCCGAGCCATTGCGGCGAAGGGAGATTGATTTGATTCTTCCTTCCGCGATTAGTGCATACAGGTGGCTGCGTCCTAATCCTGTCCACGGGCAAACAGCGCCCGGCTTTGGCGTGCGAACCCACTCGGGGCGGGCGGCTTGTATCGTAGGTGCTTGAAGTTCTGTAGTTGTCATAGGCGTCATGGAATTTGGTTGAACGCCTATATCTATAGCATTTCGCTTTTCCTCATTTTAACAGTTCGTCATTTTGGACGCTTCGAACCCCACCGGAATCAGCCGAAATCAATCAGAATCCATATGAACGCCAACACTTTTTACAGACGAATAATCCTCATAAATAAAGCTTGGAGCATGTTTTTAGCAGGAGCATTTCGATTTGTATTCTATATCCAAATACATCTATACTAGCATCTACACCTAAACACGCCCGGCTGTTACACCCGGCGAGAGACCACAACAAACACCCTGCAAAAGTTAATCGCGCATCGAGGCAGCCATGTAGCCAGCGACCGAGACGGTGCCATTGGTCCAGCCCGCGACGGCGCGAAGGCGATGATCCTAGGCCACCCGTGCTTGCTGGCGTCGATGTTCCGGCGTTTGAAGGTGAGGATGCGGCCCGTGATGCAGAGTGGCCAGAATCGCATTCTCCAGCGTTTGCCATCTGCGCCGCCGCCTCGTAGTAGTCAGCTCACGAATCACGCGGTAGAGCTACGACTTCCCGTGATGACGCCAGATGCACGACTGAACGCAGATGCGACAGTCCATCGGGCGATTCCCTTCCGCTACCGGCGCGAGCCTTGCCGTTTACCCAGGCCGATTAGTCCTGCGGTCGCATTTCTATTTCGTTTCGGGACTCTTTTCAGCCGCAACCGAAACCGTCGCGCACCCCACAAGCCTGATGGCATTAATCAGCTCGACTCTTGGCGGTATCGTGCAGCAACGTGTCGAGACCCCTCAGGAGGAATCCAGCCCTTATGCGAAAATTTCGCCATCGAGGGGGTGACTATTCTGTATGTACCTTATCAATAATGGCTCCCGTGATTTGATATGCCGAAACGGCTTAATAGATATGCCGACAGGAGGCGCAGGCCCCACCTTGGCCGGGGTAGATTTTCGACTACCCTCTAACTGATAACATGATATCCATTTTGATATGCCATCCCCGAGTGGCATAAACAACGTTAGCCATGAAAGGGTTCTTCCAGCTTACTCGTCGTCAGGTCGTGCCGCTGTTCTGTGGCGGTATCTTGGCGCTTATCGCATCTGAG